CCAAAAGTTTTAAGTTTAATATAAGCCATTTATTCATTATACAGTATTCAGAACTGATTCCTGCAGTTCTCGACTCCTTCTTCCTACTTGTTTAAACCACCTGCTGTCCTCCATTTCAGCAGCCATTTTTTTCCAATCATGCTCTCTGCATGCGGCTAGCATGTTGCGGAACTTAGAAAGTCTAGTCCCTCCTAGATTAAAACACATATTTACTAATACGTGTTGAATATTTTCGGGCAAGTTAGCAAAAGCTTCTTCTGTACCAAACACGTGTATAGCTTCTGCAACATGCTTGTTGAAATCATCTTCATAGTACATATCTACAACTTCTTGGCTTACAGGTGTGCCAACTTCCCAGTTGTATTCAGGGTCGTTAGGTTGACAAAGATGTCCTACACCAAGTGTTTTGTAGCCTAAACTATCTTCATATATTTCTAAGACTTCGCCTTCATGTCTTTTGATTTCTTCTTTTAGTAATTCTATGTTCATGGGGTTATTATCCTGTCGTCTACTGCTTTAATGTTGTCTTCTTTCATAAAGACTTGCAGTTCTGTGACAACGGTTTTCTGTGCTGCTTCTACCTTCTTAAGGTTAAAACTAGCGTCCTGCCACTCGCTTTGTAGTCTAACTAACATGTTAAACTGCTCGGCTACGCGCTCAGTCATTTTAGATATATCGTATTGTTTACCATCAAAGTTGATTACTTGTGGTACTTGCTTTTCGGCTTTTGCCATAGTTACCTCCTATAAAAAGCTAGACCCAATGATTAAGACATACACGCCTATAATCATTGTCGTGAACTTAGTGTCCAAACGGTCAAACTTAGCATCTCCTTTATCTAAGCGTTTTTCAATAGCAGAGTATCGAATGTTGCACTCTCTTTCGTGCGCTTCGATCTTTGTTAATGTTTCTTTAACCGTGGCCATGGATAAATTATATGTTAATCCAGCTCAACTGTAAAAGGATAGATTCCTGCATAACCAGCAGAGCTCGAATAGGTCACTGTTCCAATACTACCAAAACTAGCTGTCCAGACACCCGTAGTACCATTGTTAGTAAAACTCCAACCATCAGACCTGTTGAAAACCATACTAGGGTTATAATAATTAGTACCACCGATACTAAGAACACCCCCAGTATAAAGAGTTCGTATAGTCATTTTGCTCCATTCACTCGCGCTTACATTACCTGTTTGATATCCACCTCTACCTATAATCAGCCACATAGTTCCACCAAGTCCGGCGCTTGATATACCTATACCAGTAATACTACTAACAGCATTATTATTACCCTGGGCAACATTACCTACAGTTAATGCAGGTGAAGCGTTGGGGTTACGCACTATGGCACCACTAGTCCCTCCGGTAGCCCCTAAACCAAACTGCCCTATGGATGAGCTGCTTACGCCACCACTTATATGGCTCATAGCAGTACTACTAAAAACACCAGAAAGAGAAGTAGTCGTTTGGCCTTTTGTAGACCCAGTAGAAAAAGAACCGCTACCGCCTGTAAAACCACCTGAATTGTGAAAATCTTGGGCGCTTATAGTTGTGCCACTAGGTATCAGTACTCCACTATTAAGGTTACCACCTCTAGTAGGTGTCATCTTTCTGTAATCATTATAACTAATATTACTATTAGATTTAGCTGACACGCCTTGATCAGGCGTACGGTAGTTAGTCGCTATGCCAGACGATGAAATATTATCTTCGTCAAAAAATGCCATTAATAGTACTCCATTTTATATTTTGTAAAAGTACAACTGTAATTATCTTTTATGCCTTCCCAAGACTGGCCTTCGGGTACAGCATAGTCTTGGGTAACTTCTCCTAAGTTTACCATGCTACCCCAGTTTTTTACATTTGATTCTTCTACGTCTTTAAAGTAGTTTATCCAAGAGGTTAAGCTGTCATGTATAGGAGAACCTATATCTACATAGGTATAAGCTACTGTAGCACCTAAAGACTTTTCTAATTCGCCTAAAACATTATGATAATCACAAGCAAATAGAAAACCTCTCGTGCCATCTGCATCTGGTCTCATCAAGAAGTTACACAAATGGTATTCACCATCTTTAATAAACCCCATAAATAAACCTACCAGGTAGTTGTTTACATAGGTACCTATGACTACGCCCCCCTGTTGTTGTAGAGATCCTAGACAAACGGTGTACCAAAAATCTGTTTTTGACTCATCTGAAGCAGAAGCTATTTGCTCTGGGGTATAGTCCAGTCCAGGATAAGCATAAGTACCCCTGTTTATATACTCATTAGACTGTAAATATAAATCTTTTAAAACACCTTCGTAATAAAGAGTTGCTATATCGTCTACTGTAAGTGATATGGCTTTGTACATGCCTACAGTATATCGCCTTTATACCTCTGTGACCATATAGTAAGACTGTACTTAGTGCCTTCAATAAGTTCGACACATTCGTGCGGATGCGTAACTTGTCCTGGAAACAGAAGCAGTTTACCTACAGGTATGTCAGCATTGCTTATACCTTGCCTAGGGAAGAATAACTCGCCACCTTTATAGTTTTTATTTAATTTTACTGAACCAGTTACGTGCGAGGAGTCATGGTGTAGCGCTAGTTTTGTCTGTGAATCAGTAGAATACTTTAACATAAACGCATCTCTTACACCCTCTACAACCATAGGATTCCAATAAGGTTCTATTATAGGCTTGACATGTTTTTGCCAGTGTTCTTCTAACTCTTGGTAAATATTAAGTTCTTTTAGTCTTATTTCTTGTGCAGGATAGCTGTCGTTAGGTAGACTTTTCCATTCTGCGTTTTGCTCTGCTAGTTCTATAAGTCTTTGACACTGATGTTCTGACATAAAATCTATCAATATCATGTCTTTTTCTATGACTTCATAGTTGTGAGTAGGTGTATGGAACAAGTTATATTGTGGGTACATCTCTTTGTAGATACGATCAAAGTTCTCTTTTGCGGAGTCATCACCATTACCATGGTATATACAAGGGCAACAAGTAGTCTCTTGGTTATGTAACTGGTTGCCTAACATAGTTATATTAGGTTCATGGCACTGAAAGATGTAAGCTTCTACGTCAAGACCGATATCGTATAGACCTTCTAGGTATGCTTGCTGGTAAAACAATTGGTCATCTTGATGATCTTCTATAACATTGTGGTTTAGTATCTTTTTTATCTCTCCTACTTCACCTATAAACGTACCAGAGTTAAGATATCTGTATCTGGTGTGTACGGAAGGAAACTGATTACCTAAACTAGGATCGGGCCAGCATACTTCTTCTGCAGAAAAAAGCACCTTATGGCCCATATCCAAGTATCTTTCTTTAATCGTGTCTAAGTTATCTGCGTAAAAAACGTCGTACGAATCTGTGAAGAGTAAAATATCCGTGTCCGGAAGATTATGTATATGTTGTTTTAGTATGTTTACTTTCTGACCACCACCTGGTCCTGTCATGTCTGAGCCTCTCCATTCAACATTTCTGCCCCAGTTCTGTATTCCTATGCCGTGTCTATCCGCAGAGTCATACAGTTTTTTCATTTTTGTTTCGTTTGTACCAATTGTTACTACATGTATAGTCATATCTCTCCTATCGTTACGTATATCAGAAGGTAGCACATCTCTAGTAGCTTGGTTGCAAGAGTCTTCTTGTAAAGCAAGTGCCATAAGGCTAGCTTCTCTGATTTGTTCAGGTATATACTCGTCTACTGGTATTATACCTTCTTTCATTATATTAGTATTTAACAACTTTCGTGCACCTTTTGGTGATATCACATAGCCAGTTGTGTTGTATGGATACCAAGGTCTTTCTAACCTGTCAGATACTTTTATAGTATTCTCTGGTTCGTTTTCATTACGCTGTAGATATAACAAATCCCAATATCCTATAGTGTAGTCATAAAAAGGCTCGTCCCATCTATCTACATTTATTATGGCGTCGTCTTCTAATACATAAATAGGCTCATTTAACTCTACACATTTTTTCCACATCTCTCTATGAGATAAGAAACAAGCTACTTCTGTAGGTACAATACCTCTGTTTTGAAATGGGTCTATCCACCCTGGCCTAGTCTTGTACTCAGATAAATCTTGAGTCAAACCATCCACAGCTTCTACAAAGGTATAGTCTTCTAAGGTTGGGTTTTTATCTATAAAGTGTTGTTTACGTTCAGGTCTACTCTTTAGGTTTATTACAAATTTTTTCATTAGTTAAATTCCGTGGCTACTTCTATGTCGTAGTTCCAAGAGTTTATATTCATAGACACTCTTTCTCCACTTTGTATAGGTGTAACTTTATGTTCTAATCCAGGACCAAACATGACAAGTCTATTTGACACTGGTGTTATACGCATGTTGTTTTTAAATATAAGCTCACCACCTACTAAGTCTTTTACATGTGGGTAAAAGACTATAGAGCATATAGGGAAGTGGCTTTGTCCTGTTTTAAAAAAAGTTTGTTCATCTCTATCTTGGTGCCAATCTGGCATACCATTTCTATGAAACCATATGTCATATCCTACTTGGTTATCAAAATTAAAATAATTAGCTGCTGTATTCATAAGACGTCTAGCAACTATAGCGTTGTCATGCTCTTCTTCTTTTTTAAAATAAGTATGTTTGTTTTCATTATTTATAGTCTCTAGTGTTGCAGGGTAAAAGACTTTATCTACTACTATAATCATCTAAACTTCGGTCCTTCTATCCAGGCTACTAAAGATTTACGCACGCCACTAGTTACTGGTTGTACTGTATGTCGTATAGGTGATGGGAAACAAAGCACAGTCCCTCGTGTCTTTAATTGTATTGGATCTGGTTGTTCGTATTGTCCGTCTATCAAAAACTCACCACCTGCATAATCACTAGAATTGCTTAGTTGTATAATCAAACTTAGCTTTCTATCAAACGCTGTGCCGTTACCCCAAAATGTATCAAAGTGCCAATCGTAGTAGCCTTCATCAGTACCATGGTAAATAGTGTATTGGATATCTTCTAGATAGGATATATCAAAACCAAATGCAGCTTTGTTCGCACGAGAAGCAAAGTCATATACTAACTCATTGATCCATTTTATATGGCCAGCCCAACGTACCTCAGAACGTCTGACCTCTGTGTTTACTGATTGTTCTGTATTACGACCATCTCCTACGTTAGCTTCCATAGGACGTAACTGTTCGCACTCTAAGATTATTCTGTCGCAAACTGTAGGGCTAACACCCCCGTGCCACATTTGCCAAATTGAATTCATAACACCTCCTGTGTTTAGTCTTTGTTAGCTAACTCCTTTATAGCTTCTATAAGCAGTGGTATAAGTTTATCATACCATACTGTTAAGTACTGATCGTCTATTGGAGCTTCAGTTATAACTTCTGGCAAGACTTTCTTAACATCCTGCGCACTTAGACCTACTTGTCTTCTTTCATTATCATAACCTAACTCTTTAGCTAGTTCATTCTCTTTGTAGTAATAACCTGTTAATTGTAATACTTTTTCAAGTGCATTATCTATAGGCCCTTCAAACTCTTTTAGTCTTTCATCTGAGTAGTAAGCAGTAATATTGTTTGTAGCTCTTATCTCACCCGTAGTTCCAGACGCTCCTGTACCTACACCCATTGAGTTTAACTGTGTATTTGAACTTGAGCTTATGCCTGGGCCTGTTGGTCCTGGAGGTCCTGATCCACCTGCTGCACCTTTTTGACCTTTAGCTCCTGTACCACCTGTACCACCTGTTGGTCCTGGAGGTCCGTTAGGCCCTGTTGATCCAGTTGCACCTTTAGCACCATTACTACCATTAGATCCCGGTTCACCTTTTGGTCCTGTAGGTCCTGTTGCACCCGTTGCTCCTTTAGAACCGCCACCACCTGTGGCTCCTTTTTGACCTTTAGCACCGGTACTACCATTAGAACCTGGCTCACCTTTTGATCCTGTTGGTCCTGGAGGCCCACTGCCACCTGTACCACCTGTAGACCCTTTAGCACCTGTTGGTCCTGGAGGCCCGTTAGGTCCTGTGCCACCTGTTCCACCAACTTCACCTTTTTGACCTTTAGGCCCAGTAGGTCCTGTAGCACCGCCACCGCCTGGCTGGCCTTTTTGACCTTTAGGTCCTGTTCCACCAGTGCTACCTGGAGGTCCATTAGGTCCTGTTGATCCAGTTGCACCTTTAGCTCCACCTGGTCCTGTTGGCCCTGTAGGACCAGTTCCACCGGTTGCACCTATCTCACCTTTTTGTCCCTTAGGTCCTGTTGGCCCTGTGCTACCTGTTCCACCTGGCTGACCTTTTTGTCCTTTAGCTCCGCCTGGTCCTGTTGGTCCTGTACCACCTGTTGGCCCTGTTCCGCCTGTTGCACCAGTAGCTCCTTTTTGTCCTTGTGGACCTGTTGGTCCGCCTGCACCAGTTGCACCTTTAGCACCTGCTGATCCTGTTGGACCTGTAACACCTATTTCACCTTTTTGACCTTTAGCTCCTTGTGGGCCTGTCCCACCTGTCGCACCTGTAGCTCCTTTAGCACCTGCTGAACCAGTACTACCTGTTGGCCCTGTTCCACCTGTAGCTCCTACTTCACCTTTTTGACCTTTGTCTCCTTGCGGTCCAGTAGAACCTGTACCACCAGTTGGTCCAGTAGCACCTGTAGCACCTTTGGCTCCTGCACTACCAGTTGGTCCTGTGCCACCAGTTGCACCTTTTTGACCAGTTGGACCTGTACCGCCAGTTGCACCTGTAGCACCTTTCGCTCCACCTGGGCCGGTTGGGCCTGTACCACCAGTAGGGCCTGTTGCTCCTACCTCACCTTTTTGACCTTTAGCCCCATTAGAACCATTACTACCTGCGGGTCCTGTAGCACCTGTAGCTCCCTTCTGTCCTGTAGGGCCTGTACCACCAGTTGCACCAGTGGCTCCTTTTGCTCCGTCACTACCGTCTGACCCAGCTGGTCCTGTAGAACCTGTAGGTCCGGTTGGGCCTGTACCACCTACTTCACCTTTTTGTCCCTTAGCACCTGTTGGACCCGTACCACCAGTAGGACCTGTGCCTCCTGTAGCACCAGTAGCTCCTTTTTGACCTGTTGCACCCTTAGCACCATCACTACCGTCTGACCCAGCTGGGCCTGTTGGTCCAGTTCCGCCTGTTGGTCCAGTAGCTCCTATTTCACCTTTTTGTCCTTTAGCACCTGTTGGTCCGGTCGGTCCAGTTGCTCCTGTAGCGCCTTTTGCTCCGGCTGCACCAGTTGCACCTTTTGCGCCATCACTACCATCACCACCTGCTGGTCCAGTTGGGCCCGTGCCACCAGTAGCTCCTGTATCTCCTTTTGCGCCAGTAGCACCTTTTGCACCACCTGGTCCAGTAGGACCAGTTCCGCCTGTATTACCTGTAGGACCTTGGGCACCAGTTGCACCTTTGTCTCCTTGTGGCCCTGTTGGACCAGTGCCACCTGTTGCACCGGTTGCACCTTTAGCTCCTTGAGAACCTGTAGGTCCAGTAGGACCTTGTATTGATCCACCACTTACCCATGCTGAACCATCCCAAATATGTAAACTGTCGTCTGCTTGTACTAT